TCGATCATCTTGACCCCCTGAAGGGTTGGGTCGATCGGGTCGATGAACACTGGAGTGTATTCTAGGAAAATTCTACCAACTACATTACTCGCTGAGAAATCGTCATCCATATCGGCAATGACAACGATTCGACCAATAGCGCGGTCATTCTTTTCCTCATTTGAGAGAGGGCTCAGATCTTTTGTGTAGTCGTAGGCTCGGTATTTTGGGCAAGCTAGCGTGAATTTGTCCCAAGGTGCGCCCCGCACTGCTCCCCTGATCGAGGTTAGTGACTGGAACGAGGTCGGGGTATCGTCCTTGAAATCCGACAGGAACGCCATCGAGATTGTCCCGTTTGTTGACGTCGACACCCTCGGTTCGTACCACACCTTGAGGTTTTGCATTCCCCACCGCTGGTAAGAGGGGGCTATCCCCCCGAACCACGGGATCTCTTTGGGGTGTAAAACGAATTCTTGGGCCTTGTCGGTGGTTTTCTTTACTGGGATCACCATCTCTTGACGCCGCACCGGGGAGGAAGTAACTGTCGACCGCACTGCCCGTTGAGTAGGGGCTACGATAAGCTGGATGTTGTTTCGTTTCGTCCCCCCGTTTCGCTTGGCGGTAATCGCCTTCGCCGCTTGCTTGTTCTTCTGTTTCGCCGGCATTTCTGATAATGACAGTAGCTGAATAAAAATTAAAATTAATTGTTGTAGGAATTTTGAAAGTGGTGTGTATTGGATCCCGCCACCACTAGCGGGACTGTACATCGTGTTGTACAAGCTGTGTCTAGCTTGCGGAGCCGTGCAGTCTCTCGGCATTTTGTTTAGCACAGACGTCACTCGATAGGGCAGACACGCCCCGAGATCAGCCTATCCCCGAAGGGCCGGAAGTATTAAGCCTTGTGGCACCGGTTTGGTCCATTGTTCAACACGACCCAATGCTTTGTTAACCCAGTGTGCTCTGGGGTTCGGTATTGTGTGCTCCGCAGCCTGTGGAACTAACACTCCAGGTAATCGTGATCCCAAACGGGATACGACATTCCTACATCCTGGGGTGGTGTGTAAGAGGGGGTGGTTTGTGAGTAGTGTTTTTCGAGTTCGATCTGCATGTCCGGAGGTATTCCAAAAGCCTTCCAGAAAGAAAACCTGGCCATGTCAGTAATGGGCAGGTCCCTCCTGTGCATCCCGTGGGATTGCCAATATAGCCCTCCGTCCTCAGCAGTGATTTTCCGGGGAGCTCTTCCTTTTCCAGCACGTACAAATGCCTTGTAGAAAGAGTCATAAATTGGAATGCCGCCCGCCAGAGACGTGCCCGACATCCCAACCCCTTTGATCCAGCTCTCAAACCCCTTGACGCTATGCCAAGGTTTCAGTGACACACAGTCTTTTGCAAGTGCCGTCCTGGGGTCGCGGACCATAGTCCACGAACTCCCATCAAACACAGGTTGCGACTGACAGAATACGACTTCCTCAAGCTCGTACACTGGGTCTTCAACTACCATTGTGAAGCCCATATCCCTGAACCACTCTTTGAGTCCTGTGGAGAAAGAAACCAAATCTTTACGATGGATGAACAACACACAGTCATCCCCGTTATTAGCGAGACGATAACGGATGTTCTTTCCCTCACAGTAGGCCATACACATGGATGACGCCAAGATACAATTACCAAGCCCGGTGTTTATCACGCCTGAGAGGCGGGTGCCTTCAACATCATACTTGACAGTGCCTTCAGCTGTTCGGCCAAAAGCACTGGTGTTCAGTTGTTTACTAAGCAACCACTCCAA